GCTCTTGGACGCCTTCCAGGCCTCAGAAGCTTGTGAGCGTACCTTGCGCGAAATTTTAGGGAATCGTTTGCAGGTGCGGCCGTAAACCCCTCGTAAGGATCCCCGGCGTCGAATTGCCTGGGCAACGGCCAACATCCCGCGGTAGCCTTCGCCCTCCGCCTCCCCGAGCACCGCGCGGATTGCGAGCTGGTCATAATCCGGCACCAGCCGCGCGCTTTGTGGCCTAATCTGAACGATTATGACCGGAGTCTGCGCGATGGGTGCTTGCGGCATGGAAAATGCCACAGCGGCCGAAATAACCCCGAAAAACGCGGTGCTTAAGAGCACGTTACTCCAGCGCCCTTTAACGCGAGATCTTGGAAAGAAAGGCCTTCTACCCAAACTTCACCGCTCCCGGCGGCCGGGGTTATCTGATATTGAGTCTTTCCATAAACCGACCGCACATCAATAACTTCGACCTGGATGGCAAGCTTGTTGATCCGGTAAGTCGCGGTCTGTCCAATGTATTTCATTGCGTCTTTTGTGCTCATAACTTCACAGCGCTGTTTGCTTTCGCGCCCTTCCATGCAAGTAAGGCAACAACAAGCGTGCTAACGCTCTTGTCGGATCCAGCAGGCAAAAGATCGATAGCCTTCAAAATGATCGCACCGCGCCTGGTTTCGATCTTTTCTATTTTTTGATTTAGTTTTTCCATAGCTTCGATTTTTGTAATTAAACGGAAAGCTTTTGGAATTGTCATATTCATCGCTTGAGCAAATACTTTTACGTCGGAAAGATTACGCATTTATGTCCCCCTTGTGTTTTGATCTGATAGCAAACTCTATACCCGAAATATATTTACGTCAAATACAAAATTAACTATAGGATTTATTTTAAATAAAAAAAAAGAATTTGTTTTTGTTTTTGTTTGGGAGTAATATCCGCCATCAGACCGAGCATTTGAAGTAAGGGGAACACCGATTAAGCGGCCACGGCCGAAAGGAAAAAGCAGGTACTTGTTAGGGACAAAGCTCTCCAACAAGCCAATAAATACATTTTGGCGACAGAATCCGCGATAAAGGCAGACCTAGGCGCGGAAAAGAAACTCTCGGCTTGAAAAAGCTATGCCATGAAAGCGACCGACGGCTAAACCGTTAATCGTTTCTCCCGGGTAAAACCGGGGAAGCTCCTATATTCAACCTAGATTTCCCAAAGGGACACCGTCCTGTTTCCGCAAGGAAGTGGAGCGAGAGTTAAAAGACGGCCAAAAGATTGAAAATTCCATTCAAGGGTGGAGTATGTCCAATCAAGCTCCCTCTTGCTTACCGTTAGGAAATACCAATGAAACACTTTGATAAGTTAGATGGCGAATACGAAAGAAAATTAAGAAGCAAAAAGGCCGAGCGAGAATGTAAGAGAAAAACGCGCGACGCAATTCGAAGACAAAAGGCTCTTCGGAAACTTGGGTACAAAGTAAGTTTGGATCAACTTTTATAGTGTTTTAAACTTGCAATCAATACCATCGGTTGTATAATTCTATTTGTCCCTCCCAGGGACACCAGGTGCCTGCAACCCCTTGTAGCCCCGGTCTGAAACGGCGCCCGGTAGAAATACCGGGTTTCGTTTTTTTAAGGCCTGTTTGATCTAGCCGTTACACTCTTCGGAATGCCAAAAGACAAAAACGCCCGGCAACCAATGAGAAAAGGACCGGGTAGAAAGTCAAAGCTCACCCCTGATCTCGTAAACCGAGCTAGGGAACTTGCAGAACAAGGCGCGCTCGATAAAGAGATTGCCGCCGCTCTAGGAATCCGCCCGGAAACAGTCTGCGCATATAAAAACCAATTCCCTCAATTTTCTAAAGCAATCGCGCTAGGCAGAGATTTCGCAAATCAATGCGTTGTCGGAGCCCTTTTTGATACCGCTCTTAAGGGAAGCGTTCCGGCTCAAGCTCTTTGGTTGAATAACAAAATGCCCGAAGTATTCGCGCGCAAGCCGGAAGACGTTGCCACCAAGGTCGCAGCAATAACTTTTCAAATGGTAGTAATCAACGCTGACGGAACAAAAAAGGCAATGGAATGGCCAGGAGCACAAATACTGCAAGCGCAGCAGAGCGCACCGCCCAAGCCGAAAAGCTAGAAAGCTACGGCCCTAAGGTCGGGAAGCTTTTGGTGATGTGGGAATGGACGCAGCGGCAAGTCGAAGCGCTGCTGGAGATCGCGCAATTTCTTTTGTATGGCGGAGCCAAGGGTGGAGGAAAGACCGTCTTTCTTTGCCGGTGGGCGGTACTGCAATGCGCAATCTTTCCCGGGAATAAGATTTTTCTCTGCCGTAAACGCTTCGTCGATTTCAAAACGACAACCTTGGAAACATTCAAGCGCGTCATTCCTCCCACGCTTTACCACCACAACAAGAACGAAAAGCGCTTTTATCTTCCTTGGTGCAATGGGATCATCGAATACGGCGGACTGGACCAGGATGGGGATGTGGACAAGTTTAACTCTTACGAATGCGGCGGCATTGGTGTCGATCAGGCGGAAGAGATAACCCAGGATCTTCTCGGCTCCATGGTTGGATCCCTTCGCTTAAAGCTTCCGGACGGATCCGAACCGTCTTACCAGGTACGCTTGAGCGCTAACCCGGCGGAATGCTTCTTGAAATATAAGTTTTTAGAGCGTCCGGCCCAGGGAGATCCAAAGACCGGCAAAGGCCGCTATGTTTTTATCCAGGCATTGCACAGCGACAATCCATTCCTTCCGAGCTCCTATGTCCAAAATTTGAAGGATTCTCTTGCGCATCGACCGAACCTACTAGCCGCTTACATCGATGGATCCTGGGACAACCTGGCCGCGATGGATGTTTTAATCCAGCCTTCTTGGGTTAGCGCCGCAAAGTCTCGGATATGGACAGCCGGAGCCCACGCTCGGAAGCGCGTACTCGGCGGGGATATCGCGCGGCATGGTGAAGATGAAAGCTCATTGCATGGCGCGGAGAGGTCATTCGAAAATCAAATCCGCTTTTTCTACCATCACCACGAAGGCTATACAGACAACGTTATCGATCTCGGGGACCGGTGGATGGCGAAGACAATCCAAACAAAATCAAACTTGCTTGTGCTTGACGCGGTTGGGATCGGCGCCGGCGTCTTCGATTATGTGCGAAGAAAAAGACTTCCCGGAACCGACAAACCTTTCCCGGTGCTTGGCTACGTTGCCGGAGATACGAAATCAATCCCCGATCTTTATGTGCATAAGTACACAAATCTAAAATCGATGGCCTGGCATTTAGCCGCGGATGATTTCAGATCCGGGATTATTTGCTTGCATGATGATCCGGTTTTGTCCGGTCAGCTTCTTTGGCAAAAGACCGTACTTGTTAATGAATTGAAGCAAAGAGTTCTAACAAGAAAAGAGCTGCGGGAAAAATATAATGCTTCCCCTGACAGAGCGGAGAGCGTTATCATGACACTCCATGGACTCAGAGTTTCATCAGATCTTCCGGATGAAAGACCGATTTCACCGGCAACGGAGTTTTGGGACATTGTCAAAAAAGACAAGGACCGCTACAACAGGGGGGACTCAGAAGACGATGGCTGGACAAAACTTGCTGCTTAACTCTTGCCTTACTCACGCCATAAACTGGCTTTACTCCACCGGCTCCGCGCGCCGTTACCGCCGCGGTGCAAAGCGCTGCGCGCTCTGCGGGTTTTTAAAATGATCCTCGCTGAACACATCCCAGCGCACAACCGTTTATCGAAATACATGAACGGCCCGATGCTTATGCTGGGCAATCAATCGAACGAATGCGGTTTCCAATTTCCTTGCGCATACCAAACGCTGGATCCGGATGGCGGAGATTTCAAAATAGATTTAAATAATATTCTGACGCCGGATCTTTCTGCGGATCAGTACAAAGCCGGCGCTTCCGTGAATCTTCTTTCAGCATTCGAAACCGTTTACAACCTTGGAACGCTTGAGCACGTTTGGGACGTAAACCAAGCTTACGAAAACGCGGCCAAGATGGTCCGGCTGAACGGCCACTTCATCGGTCATTCACCGGTAGCCGGCTACGAAGGCCATGGGATCCACGTTACAAGCCCCGGCCGGATTATTGATTTTTTTCGATTTAACGGATTCAACATTGTAGATATGTTTTTTACCGATCAGCAGGGACGAGAATGCGGACAACCGGAACGAAACTGCGGCCGATCGATCATTCTTTGGTTTGCAGCGCAAAGAGTCGGCGCTTTTAATTACATCAAGCCACAACAGGTTTATAAAAATGGGGTTAAGGGATGATTCTAATCACAGCTTGCGACGATGATTATTTGAAATATGCGGTTCCGATGGTGAAATCATTCTTAAAGTTTAACAGCACTTTGAGAGGCGAAGGCCAGGCCGTAATCTACCGGATGAACCCAAAGAAAAAGCTGGCCGATTTTGAAGGATGTTTTTTCTCCACGTTCGACGCCTCGAATATTAAACCAAAACAAAGCAAGGCCGCCACGGCCGCCAATGCGCGCGTATTCATTCTTGCTTCGCTTATGGAACAGCTACCGGACGAGCAGCAGATTTTGTATCTCGATGCGGACTCCGTTGTGCGCGGGAAGGTGCCGGAATGCCGCGGCGATATCTCAGCGCTTCACCGGCCAATGGAACAGCGCGAGGAATTGGAATATTTGATTTCAACCATCCGGCTTAAAGTTAATTACAGCAGCCGCCAGTTTTGCCGGAATTGGGAACGCATCACGCAGCAGATGATCTCTGACGGTAAAGATTCGATTATGACTTGCCAGCAATCTTACGCGCGCGCGGTTAAAGCAACCCGCGACTTGATCCATGAACCCGCTTCCAAAAGTCTCTCTGATTGGGACTTTGCCGATGATTCTCTTGTATGGTGCGCCAAAGGGCCACGCAAAGAAAACCCATCATTCGAAGCGGAGCTTAAAAAATATGGCTGAAAAATTAGCGCCTTGGAATGACCCATCCGTGAAATGGGTTTGCGAAGAGCACCCGGACAAACCTTTTCCGCATGATGATTGCGGAGGGCCAGGAATGATGGACGAAGCTGGACGCCGGCGTTACGGTGAAATCAAATGAGCAAAAAGATCCGGGTGTTTGTTGGTTGTACCGAATCCGAAGAGATCCCTTTCCAAGTTTTAAAGAAATCAATCGAAGACAGATCCAGCCAGCCGGTCGAAGTGATCCCGCTTTACAAGTACACCGAACGATTGCCGGCTACGCTCCGCGGCCCAATCCCTTTCAGCTTCCAAAGATTCTTAATCCCTCAGATCTGCCAGTATCGCGGCCATGCGATTTACATGGACTCAGATATGCTTTGCCTTGGAGATATCAACGAGCTTTGGCAAATGCGCGGGGCGGATATCTGCGCGCCGGGAGTGGACCAGGCCGAGCGCCTTGTGAAGTTCTCGGTGATGGTGATTGATTGCTCTCGGGTGAAGTGGCAAATTAAACAGATCGCAGAAAACTTTGAGAGCAATAACCGGGGCATGGGTCCGGGATCGTATTACTCCGAGCTTATGCACAAGCAGCCCTGGCCAGGTCAAATCGTTTGCGGCAATGCTCCGGAGTGGAACCACCTGGAGATTTACGAGCCCGAAACCAAGCTGATCCATTACACCGTTTTTACGACGCAGCCTTGGAAGATTCAGCGCGAAGACGGCGCGGCCGATCTTTGGTACCGAGAGTTTAGAGCATGGCATAAAAGCGATCCGATCCACCTACGTCTAATTGAAGAGCACAAACAAAAGGGGTTTATCAATGCTAGACTTTTTTGATCGTATAACGAATGACGGAAAGCCTTGGCTTGTTCTTGGCAAGGGACCAAGCTCGGAAAAGATAACCACCGGACAAACAACGGACTGGAGCGGCTATAGGGTTTTCGCGCTAAACCATGCGATCAAGCTATGGCCCTCCGCAGAAATTTTTCATTGCATCGACGCGGATGTGCTAAACGATCCATCGATCCAAAGCTTTGCTGAAACGGCCAAGTATCTTGTTATGCCGTTCTATCCCCATTTCAACCAGCGCCCGGATCCGAATATGAGCCTTGAAACGTTTATCCGTCAGCGTCCGCCTTTGGTTCGAAAGAACCTAAAGGGCCGGATCCTTTGGTATAACCTGAACAGCGCGCCGCGCATTGTTTACGAGCCTCGAGTAAGCGCCGGGATTAGAATAATCCGCGCCGATTACTTCTCCGCCGAAGCCGCTTTTGATTTACTTGCCAGGGTCGGAGTAAAAAAGATCGACACGCTTGGGATCGATGGCGGGTCAGAACGCGCGGACGCCTTCCGGCATTTAAAGTTTGAAAATCCACATGGAACTTACGATAAGCAATTTGATAACCTCAGCCGGATCTGCCACGATTACGGAATAACTTGGAGAAAATTATGATGAATATCGTTTTGACTTACTCGGGAGCGCTTCTTGTTTCGGGACTCGCTTGGGCGATCCTTATCGTTTTAAAGATCCAGCCAAAATGCAAGACTTGCAGCGCAAAGGAGAAAGAAATAGGCGCTATGGCTTGGGAGATCACGGAGCGCCGTAGGATCGGAGCGCAGCTTGAGGCACAAGTCAGCGAACAAAAGCTCGAAATAAAAGCGCTTGTCGATCGCCTGATGTTAAATGCCGGCGTAAAGGATAACCGGCCGGCGGCGTCCGAGATCCGGATCGATGCCGAAAAGAAAGCGGAAGAGGAACGACTGGAAAAGCTTCACGAAAACGGTGGCCTTGTAATGGGCGGAGCGGATTAAAGCAAACGATCGCAAAGCCGAATCCTGTACCAAGCACAAGGAGATCCCAATGTTTCAAGACTTAGGCAGCAAACCGTTCGGAGCAACTCAAGAAAGCCCGCGAAAAGACTCAGAAAAAAAGATTTATTACCCCAATCTTCATTTAACGCTCGATAAGGTTCCTGATTTAAAGCTCGGCGAAGACGTTGAAGTGAAAGTGAAGCTTTGCGTTTCCGGAGTCCGGAAAGATTACGACGGCAAAAGAATGTCCGTTGATTTCGACGTTAAAGCCATCGACTTCGGAAAGGCTGAAGGCAAATCGGCATTAAGCGAAGAGGGCGAAAAGCTTTCCAAAATGGTTAAGGCTGATAACGAAGAATTGAACGACGACTAAGCCCGATGAAAGAATCGAACTTCGATAGCCCACTCAACGAAGCGCAAAAGCTCCAAGAAGCGGCCAAGGCGGAAGCTAACCAAGGCGCCCGGACTCCGGAAGATATCCAGCTTACAAAGGACACTTTCGCAGCCAAGAAGCAGATCCAGGAAGCGCGCGCGCCCACAGAACGGCAATGGCTGGTCAATATCGCTTTTCTTTACGGCAAGCAGCATTTCGAGATCGACCGCACAAAGAACGCCACCACAGAAGACCGCATTCTTTGGGAGCTTAAGACGCTAGACCGTAAGAAAAAGAATCTTCGGACCGTGAATTATATTCTACCGCTTTACCGTTCGCTTCTTTCCCGGATGCTCATGCTTAAGCAGCGGGTGATTGTTGATCCTCTTACGAACCAGCAGCGCGATATCTCCGCGGCCCGGGTTGCTGAAGAGGTGCTCGAAGACGTTTGGCTAAACATCAATTCAACCAATCAGATTTTGCGCGATGAATACTGTGGAATGCTTCAAGTTATCGCCAAGCTTTTCGGGTATTTTCTCTGCTGCGGATATTCCTATCTCATGCCTAAATACAACCCCAAGGCAAAGGCCAAGGTTCAATTCGATAAGCTCCAAGATCAGGATCAAAAGATCCAGCTCGGGAACGTCGGAGCGGTTGAGACTGAGGTGGATCACGCTTTCAACGTCTTCGAGGATCCGATGGGCCGCTTTAAAATTGTTAAGCGGATTATGGCCGTTGATACGATCAAAGAGATCTATGGCAAAGACGTAAAGCCGGACGAGCTATCCGTGGGCGATGTTGAAAAGCAGTTAATGAATTTGCTTGAAGGAAATACGAACGATCAAAAATACAAAGATGCGGCCGAGGTTTTAATCCGGTGGGATGTTCCAAACGACAAGCGCCCTAACGGCCGTTTGTTCGCCTGTACCAAGGACGTTGTTTTGCTTGAGCCTCAAGACATTCCCGAGGAATACAACGGACAAATCCCGATATTCAAATTTAAATATCTTGATCTTATGCTAGGAACACCCCAGGGTTTGATCGAGCAGCTTATCCCAAGCCAAGAAGAATTAAATACGACCGTTACACGGATCGCAGAGTTTAAGAAATGGCTGGCCGGTAAGATCCTTGTACCCGATGGGTGCAATCTTGAAACGCGCTATGACGATCAAACCGGGCAGATAATTAAATATAATCCCGCTGGCGGAAAGCCGGAATTTCAATCACCGCCGAATCCTCCTTCGATTTTGCTTCAGGATCTTCCGCGTATTCAGCGGAATATGGAAGACATTGCCGCAACGCACGACGCAAGCCAGGGCCGGACACCGGCAGGGATCAAAGCAAATTCAGCGATCCAGTCCCTTTCAGAGCTTGATCAAAGCCAGCTTTCGCCGGTGATTATGAACTCCGAAAGCCAGCTCGGGTTCTTCTGCGAAATGGTCTTGGGCATTATTGAAAAGAAATACACCGAGCAGCGCTTGATCGGAATAGCCGGAAAAGATCTTGCCGTGGATGTGAAGACTTTCAAGGGTTCGGACGTAGCCGGCAATCGCCGGATCCGCGTAACACTCGGAAGCAATCTCCCGGTATCGCGCGAAGCTCGTCAGGAAACATTACTCGGCTGGCTCAAGCTTGGGCTTATCACGAAGGAAGAAGCCCGGGATATGCTCGAATTTGGAACGCTGGACGGTGTTTACCACAACATCGACGACCAGGCCGAGAAGATGGAAATCCAAGAAATGCTCAACGGTATCGAAGTGGTTCCAATGGAATACGAAAACCACACGCGCCGCCTAAAACTGCTCACCGACTTTATGATGTCGGAAGATTTTAGGAAGATCCAGTTTGCCGCAACCAAGGGCGAAGAACAAGCGCGCGCTATCTTGACGATCTTTACAAACCACCGCAAAGCGCACCAAGAGTTTTTAATGGCTGAAATGCGCGCGATGCAGGGACCGCCACCAGGCCAAGGAGCTCCGCAACCTGGAGCGCCGGCGCCGGTCTAAACTAAAGCTTCTTTCCTCCGTTCCGATTCAATTCCTGAGATTTAAAAAACCGGATAAGCGAAAGCCCCGGCCAAACCCAGGAGATTAAAATGAAGAACGGTCCCGACGCCCCCGCACCATCAGCAGAAGCCGCAGAACTCGAAAACTTAATGAATCCTCCGGCTTCCGCCGAAGCCGCTCACGCAGCACTTGAGCCAAAACCCGACGCGGCCGCAGCTCCGGCAAAAGAAGCTCCCGATGCCAAGGCACCGGCAAAGAAAGATCCCCCAGCGGATGCTGATCCGGAAATTGATTTTGGGGACGGCGTAAAACTTAAACGATCCGCAGCGAAGGATCTTCTTGCAAAAGGCCAGGACTATTCGAAGAAAACCGAAGAGCTCACACAGCGCGCGCAAAATGTTAAGCAATTCGAAGAGCTTGCAGAAAAGCTATCCCAAAGCCCTCAAAAGCTGCAAAAGATTTTAAGCATTCTCGAAGCCAAAGACGAAGCCGCCGCCGCCGCAGCGGATGGATCAGGATCGAAGGCCGCAGCAGAAGCCGCAAACGCAAAAGCAAAGTCGGCCCTCGAAGCTGCCTTGGAGAAATTGGACCCGGAAGATCCCGCGGCCGCAGTTCTTAAGCACCTGATCGAAGAAACCAAAACCACAAACGCGATGCTTAAGACATTCCAAGAGCGCGAGGAAACCTTAAGAAAGCAAGAAGCGGAAACTCAACAAAAGCTTCAAGACGCGGAAAGCCAAAAGCAATACCAGGCAACCGTAAAAGAAGCCGGCGAAACTCTCACTTCGACAATCGAAAGCACCTTCAAAGAATTGAAGATCGAGCACCAAGAAGAGCAGACCGCGGTTAAAAATTTAGCCCTATCAATAATTAAAGATAATCCCAAAAAGATCGAATCCAAAGAGGACTGGGCGAAGGTTGTGAAAGATGCAACCACGAAGGCGCATGGAATAGTTCAGGCGGCCATTCAAGCTCATGTCGCAAGTTATGTTAAGTCGAAATCTAGCCCGGTGATACCTTCGGGCGGCGCGAAAAGTGGGGACCCGGCGCCAAAGACTCCCACGATGGAAACGCTTCAAGACGTTCTTGAGGCTGAACTAACAAAGGCGGATGCCGCTAGAAATAGCTAAAGGCAAAAGCCAAACAAAATCACGGAGTTTAAAATGAGTTTACAGATTAGCGATATTTCAGCGATTCTTAAAAAAGTAATCGCCCCAACAATCGAACCGCAGATCCGGCGCGAATCGGTTATTTTCGACAAAGTTAAACGCAATGTCGGAACGACCATGACGAACGACAAGATTTACATTGCCGCTCGTACAGGCCGCCACAGCGGTATTTATACCGTTGCAGAAGGCAGCGAACCCCGCAGCGGAAAAGCGAAATACCAGCAACCATATACCAGCGTTAAATATGCGTTTGGGACATTGGAGCTCACCGATCAAGCGATCGAAGCGGCAAAGAAAGGGGACATGAAAGCAATAGCTTCCATCCTTTCAACCGAAATCGAAGCTTTGAAAGATGATATCCGCATGGATCTCAATCGCCAATTTCACGGCGCTGGAACAGGTACGCTTGCTTTGGCAAACGGTTCCGGATCAAGCTCGACGACTTTAACGGTTGATACAAACCCAGCCGGTTTGGATGCAACTGATTACCTTGTCGAAGGTATGTACATCGTTATCGGAACAGCCGCAGCCGTAGCTATCGCTTCGGTTGATAGCGCTACGCAAGTAACGCTCGGCGCTGCTCGTAGCTGGGCTGATAACGCAGTTATCACCAAAGAAGGCGCTGACGAAATGATGGGTTTGGCCGGTATCATCGACGACGGTGATAACGTTGCAACGATCCAAAACATCACTCGCTCTTCGAATCCTTGGGCGAATTCTTGGACGGATGATTCGTCCGCAGTTTTAACCGAAGCGCAGATGATCAACGTCTACCTGAAGACGCTTCGCATGGGTGGCGGAAAAGCCTTCCTCATGGGTGAATCGCTTTATTCTAAATATGGCCAGCTCTTGACCAGCATGAAGAAAACCTCAGACTTGAAAGAAGTCTTGAGCGGCGGCTGGACTGGACTCGGTTTCATGGGTGGAAAAGTCGGCGTCATGCTCGATGTGGACACTTGGAGCGGATATGCGCAGCTCGTCAATTTTGACGCGCTCACACTCGCTCAAATGTCCGAGCCTTTCGCATGGTTGGAAGCAGACGCTTATGGCGGAATCCTTAAGCGCTCGGCCTCAAACCGCACAGTTTGGGAAGGTACTTTGAAGTATTATGCCAACTTGGTTGCGCGTAACTTCAAGAGCCATGGCCGTCTTTCTGCGAAGACAGCTTCTTAATCTGAGCTAAGAATTTAAAGCCCCGGCGGGTAGAAATACTTGCCGGGGTTTTTTATCGATATAAAATTCTGATCCGCTTAAACGGTGAAAGAATCCTGGGGCCAGTCGGATCCAGGTTTTTGTTTTAAAGAAAGGAGTATCGAATGAAGCCCAAGAGAAGAGAAGACCGAGATATTTTTGGCCGCAAAAACTCCCCATTGCTAAGAGCCGGAGAGCGGTTCGTAGAGCAAGCCAAAGAAAAGATTGCTAAAGACAAAGCCTACTCAAAGAAAGAGATCGATCACGCCATAAAGCACGATCTTTGCGACCGCCTCGAAAGCAAGCACGTTTCAAGAACTTCAATGCTTGGATTAGACACATCCTACAAAAAGAAAGCCCCGGATCCGGAGGCTGGTATTCTTATAGCTTGCCGCGCTTCATACGCTAAATTTGGTCCGCGATCCCATCATGTAGAATGCGCTGAAAAATACGAAGACGCCTTCGGGAAAACTCACTTTTGTAAATGCCCTTGCCATAAAAGCGCGGTGTCAAAATGACACGCTTAAAGATCATCAATTTATTCGCGCAAAACGATGGCTGCTCCTATGTTCGCCATGAGATACCATTCGAAGAGCTGCGCAAAAAAAACCACTTTGTGCAAATGAAGTGGCCTATTCACCGGAACGATTTCAATGTCGCTATTCTCTCCCGCATGGTCCATGAACAATTTATCGAAACCATGTACAAAATGAAAGCCGTTGGGATGAAGATCGTTTACGACACCGACGATTTACTTTTCAACCTGGAGCCCGAGAATCCTTTTTGGTCGGACAGTAAGAGCGCCATGGCCGTCAAGCTTACGAAGCGATGTATGGCCTTTTGCGACATGGTAACGACCAGTACGGAGGCATTAGCCGAAGAGTTTCGGAAACACTATACCCTGGCCCCGGTTAAGGTATTACCCAACTGCGTAAGGCCGGCAGACTGGAAAGAAAGGCCCCGGGAAAAGCGGTCTTCGATCCGGATCGGGTACGCCGGAGCCTGTTCCCACCACAAAGAGCTTAATTTCTTGATTCCAATAATCCGGGATCTTCAGAAGAAATACGACGTTGAGTTTCACATCATGGGCATTTTCAACTCACCGGCGGATCTTGAGAACAATACCAAGATTAAACACAAGTTTTTGCAGGGGCGTCCAAAGTGGCTGGATCTCATGCGCGAAAGTCACAAGCTTTTGAAAACAATCAAGTACGTCCATCATGGGTACGTTCCAATCCATGAATATCCCCACCGGCTGGCCTCGCTGGATCTCGATATCGGCCTCTGCCCTCTCTTCGATACCCGGTTCAACCGGTGCAAATCCGCGATTAAGTATTACGAATACGCGCTTTGCGGGACGACACCGCTTGCGGCTGATACAGAGCCGTATAAACATTGCGATCAGATTTTGCCAATGAATGCGGGTATGTGGCGCGAAGAGATCGAAGAGCTTATTCAGGACCGTAACTTGCGCGAAGCAATCGCAAGACAGGAAAAAGAATGGGTTATCAAAAATCACGATATCTCAAGGAATGTCGATCTTTGGGATGCAGCATATCAAGAGCTTTTAGAACCAAAGCCGACAATCTTGGACGCGCAAGGAAATGCGATCAAGCCCGGCAATCAACCAGGGAGAATTATCCAATGTTAGTAAATGCAAGCATCAAACCAATCAAGCTGAAATGGAACGGTATCGAGATTACCGTAAAACCGGATCAAAAATTCAGCATTGCGGAATTATTCAACCTCACACCAAAAGAAGCGTTTCCCCTGGAAGATCGTTTTGTTAAGAAATGCCCCGGGATTGTAAAGATCGCCACAGCGGACCAGCCCTACGTTTGGCAAGAGCCCAAAACTACAGAGCCGACCCCCGAAGCCGAAACAGAGGTTGAAGAGGAAGTGCCAGGCAAAGAGCCTTTGATCGATGAAAACCGGCCTCGCAAGCTTGAGGATCACAACCGGGAAGAACTCGAAACAATGGCCCAGGCTCTTGATATTAAATTCACAAAGAAAACAAGCGATGCCAAGCTGATTGAAACAATCAAAGCGAAGCAGGACTTAGAGGCTGACGACGAATGACCTTTGAAGATCTGATTGATGAAATAGTGGGCCAGGTTGGAGGCGATGCGGACGATACAGCGCTGCGCGCTAAAATGCTGGTCAATATCAAATCAGCTCTTCGTCGTTTCCCCACTTTCTCAAAAGACAAAGTATTCCAAGAACAGAAGTCCGGGACGCTTACAAGTGGCTCCCGGACTATGGCGCTCCCGGCCGGAATCGTTGAAGTTTCAAATATTTATTGCCGGCGTAATGATCGAAATGAGCTAATCGAGCAGCCCGGCGAACAAGTCTTTAACAGCAAGGTAAACGCATCCGGATCCGGATATCCTCTCTTCGCAATTATCCGCGGCAGCACCGTCGAGTTTGACCAAGCAGCCGACCAAAATTACACAATCTATTTTGAATCGTTTATCGAAATTGACGATGTTGAAGAAGCTGATACATGGATCGGATCCTCGAGCGATGCAGAGACTTTGAAGGATGGCGCTAAATATTATTATTACCTTTACCAAGAAGAAGGGGCCAGCCTTGCGGCTGAATACAAATCAAATTTCATCACGGCGCTTAATAAGATGGAAATCGCTTTCAGTCGAAAGAACACTCCAAACTACGTCGAAGAGGCTTAACAAATGACTTATTCCTATGATTGGGCAGTATCGAATAACCCCCCGGATCACACAAAATTTAAGGATACGCCTTTCACCGTTCGCAAATTGCGAACCGATATTCAGGAGCGTCTAAACGCAATCTTCTACGGATTCGCAGCGGGTGAAACCGATGTTGGCGTAAGAACGCTGCCTTTCGTATCACAAGGCACCGGCGTACCGGCTACGCTTTCCGGGCAGTATCAAATCCATCAGCGCACAGTCGGCGGAGTGCAAGAGCTTTTCTTGATGGATCCCAATGGAAACACTAACCAGTTTACGACGCTTGGAAAACTATTAGCTTCAGCTCTTAAATTTGTTGGGCTTGTGAGCGGAGATATTTTAATCGGCGGAGCCACAGCGGGATCTATTGACCGACTTGCCGGAGCAGTATCAGGAAAAATTTTAATAGCCCAGGGCACCGGAACGGCGCCGGCATGGGCTGATAATAATTTCACACCATCCCAAGCAAATGCTCTAACCGGATCGGCTATCCAAAATGCTTGCGAGACAACCGGGGCGGTACTAACCGGAACGGCTTTAATTCCTTTTGATGATTCCAAGCCACAGCAGAGCGGCCCCGAGGGATGGGAAGTATTACAGAAGGCAATGCAAGCCGCAGACGTTGATGATATTTTTGAAATCGAGGCTCTTGCAAATGTCGCTCCAAGCGGCTCAAGCACCGTTGGCGCGGCAATTTATCAGGATTCAAACTCGGACGCGCTGGCTTCGGCATTTTTAACAAACATTGTGGCCGGAGAAGTCGGGCAAATCAAAATTCCTCCTTTTCGTGTTGTTGCCGGGACGCTTTCGCCCACAACTTTCAAATTTTGGGTTGGGCAAAAAGACGCCGGCACTTTGACTGTCAATGGTATCGGGGGGGCTCGTCGCGGAGGCGGGACCATGCTTTCTTCTCTCAAGATTAGAGTAATTAAGGCGGCGCCTTAAAATGCCAGTCACAAAAGACACTAAAGAAGTTTTGAAGGGAAAGATTTTCGAGATCAATCAAGAGATTGGATCTATTGATAAACAGCTATCCGATCAGCAGCCCAAGCTAGATAACCTTAAGGCCAGCGTTCAAAATCTCAAGACCCGGAAACAGGAGCTTGTAACGATTCGAGAGAATCTTAAAACAGACGGCGGATTATAATGCCCCCGATTGTAGAGCCTACCTTCCTTCCCAATAAAGGCATTGACCTTTCTAAGCCCGAGCAGTTTTTACTCGCTCAGTTTTCGCCATACTCCCGCAACATGGAATTTTACAATGAACTCATGCAGGGGCGCCTAGGCCTGACCAAGTTCGATCCCGCGGTTTTATCCGGTCCGGTATTAAGGACCGAGCAATATTTTAAAAACGACGGCTCTTACTACGAAATGATCCTGACAACAAAGGACATTTATAAATACGATTTTTCAAATAGCCGGTTTGATATTCTCACTCCGATTTATTCAACTGGGACAATCGAGGTACAGGCCGGATCACCAACAATCGTTAGGGGAACCGGAACAAGCTGGACGGTTAATAACGTAAAGGCCGGGGATTTTATTCGCTTATCATCCGGAGCAACTTACACCACGGCTCAAACATGGTATGAAGTTCTATCGGTAAATGTGGGAACCCAGCAGATCACGCTCACAGCATCGGCTCCAACAACCGCGGCGGGAACAGCCTACGCCTTGCGCCAAACCTACTCAGGAACAACGACCGATATTTGGGACGCACAGCAATTTTTAGACGATGCTTTGGGGCCGGTATTTCTTGTAACCAATGGCGTTAATTTTCCGATGTATTACAACGGCACCGGACAGATGCAGCTCTTCTCGTCTTACCCAACGGATTTCACGGCCGCGAAATATATCCGCGTTTTTAAAAACAGAGTTATCTTTCTTTGGACGGTGGAAGGTGGGCAAAATCAACCGATCCGGATGCGTTATTCTGAGACAGCAAATTTTCAATCTTATAACGATTTAGAGTTTATCGATCTCGAGCAGCCATCGCCCGGGTATTGGATCAAAGGCGCTTATGTCAATGACGAGGTAATGGTGGTCTTAAAAGAAAGCGGCGGCTATTTGGTTAATCACGTTGGCGGCGATCAGATATTCGATCCAAACTTTACATCAAAAATCGCCGGAAACTTTGCAGCCTTTTCAGTCGTGAATCTTTTTGGAGCTGGATTTTATTACGGATCCGATACCCGCATCAGGGTATGGAATATGCTCCAAGACCAAACCCCACTCGATGGGATTTTTGATTATCTAAAAAACTTGGATCCGAACGGTGCGCAAAATATTTACGGCTACATCATTGAAGCGAAGCGGCAAATTCGCTGGGCTCTTCCGTATGATTCCGTAAACGCAATAAGCCCGGTACTGGTTTTTGATTATGCAAATAACATCATCGAGCTTTGGGAATATAAGCATGGATCCGCAATCCGCTCAATCGGTGAATACCTAAACATCGAAGATCTGTATGTGGACGATCCGGCCTGGGCCGAGCTATATGTGGATGAAGAAGTAGGCTTTTGGGATTCCCGGGTTTTCTTAGCAAATGCCCCGGTCGTGGTTTATGGATGCGAAGATGGAATTATCCGCAAGGCAGATACCGGAACGGATGATGATGGGGTAGATTTTACTCGGGTATTTCGCACGAAAAGAATGGACCACGGCGCGCCCAATTTCCGTAAGAGGCTTTGGAAGCAGCAGTATTGGCTCGAATCGCGCACCGCCGGATCCGTAACCATAAAGATCCAGCGCGACGATGCTAACGATCAGGACGTAACCACAAAATCAATTTCGCTGATAAATGACAATCGGGACATTATCAAGGAAACAATTACCTGGGATAAAGAATATGAAAATGCCAAGTTCGAAGTTAGCGCAAGTAACCACTTCGAGATGCTTGGGTTTTTAAGCTGGTATTTTCCAAAGCGGAAAGTCGTGGGATGAAGACCAAAAAGCAATTCAATTACCCGACCAGCGACGATCAAAGCATCCCCGGGATTTATTCATTTCTTACCCAGCTAGGCCAGCAGCTTGTTAATTATCTCCGCGACGTATTCAATGACCTTTCCGATTTACAAACCCCGGTAGATTCTCTTCCCACAGCTTCCGTTGATTATCGCGGAAAATTCGCGCTTCTCAGGGGCGGCACCGGCGTCGCGGATATTCTTTACGTTTGCACAAAAAACGCGGCGGATGCCTACGTTTGGAAGGTGGTCACGATCGTATGATTTACCATTGCACGAATGTATTAAATATCCCCAATCTGATTGAGTTATCCAGGGCCGTTCCGGATTCAAACCCCCAAGCTTTGGAGAAAATGCTTATTGCCGGGATGGGGCGGAAAGATTCCCGGGTATTCGTGTTTGAGCGCGAAGAGAAAATTAAGGCTTTCATCTTCGCAACCGTTGAAGAATTTGAGGGCGAAGACGCGGCCTTTATTCAATTCTGCGTTTCGATCCCGGATGCCAACGAGCGTAACGTGGTTAATGAGCTACTAAACCGCGTTCGGACTTGGGCCGGGGAGCTGGGCTTAAGCAATATGTATTTTATGACCCGAAGAGATCCGAGGGCGTATGCGCGCAAATACAAGTTTAGGCACGTTAAGACCATTCAAAAATCAACCGTGGCCGATCTTAGATCGATGCCGGAAGAAAAGAAATTTAACTTCCATACAGCGGTTCTAAAAAGAGGCGTTTAATTTTGAATCTTTTTAAAAGTAAGCAGAGCTCTTCCGGTGCGCAGCAACCACAATTTCAAACTCTGTACGATCCTTTTGCAACGACTCGCGCAAAAACAAACGAATGGCTTACCAGCCAGGTTGGCCAGCCAGGCCCTTCTTATACAGGCGAAAGAGTAGCGCCGGCTTCGGACGTTGAACAGGCTGGAATTGATTACGCAAAAAGCTACGCGCAGCAGCCATCCACCGGGGACTCATTCAAGGCAGCCCAGGGTGAGATCCAAAAGACTTTATCCGGGGATTATGATCCCTCGACTTCCCCCTATTATCAGGCCGTAAAAGCTGAAGCATCGCGCAACCTGGGTGTGCAGAATAAACAGATTGCAGACAACGCAGCCGGCGGCGGAATGTATTACAGCGGCGCGCGCTTGAAAGCACAGGCAGACGCTTCTCAGAAAACAACCCAGGCACTAGATACAACTCTCGCTGGACTTGCTGAAAAAGAACGTCAAAACCGCTTGGCGGCCGTCCCTCTTGCTTTACAGGCGGATCAATACGGAACCAACGCGGACGCAAAGAAAGCACAGGTTTTACAGGTTCTTGGAGCTCTCCCGCGCGAACTTCAACAGGCTTTATTGGATGCTACGTACCAGCAATGGAACCAAGCAAACTACGATTATCCTTTGAACATTGCGCAGATTTCAGCCGGTCTTTCAGCGCAGCAGCCGACTTTCGTGCAATCCGGGTATCAGCCTTACCAACAATCCACAGGGGCAGGGCTTTTGTCCTTGCTTAATCTCTAATGGCTTGGTCATGGGGCGGGGCAACGCAGGGCGGGGTTCAAGGCGGAACGGCCGGGGCTTCTTTCGGGCCTTACGGTGCAGCCGGCGGAGCAATCTTGGGCGCAATTCTTGGCGGGGTTTCTAAAAAGAAAGACGGATCCGAATCCGGCACAGGCGATATTTTGAACCTTGCCAGCGCTGGTGCTGGAATGGCCGGCGGTCAATCAGGCGGCGGATCTTCTGATATGGTCACAAAACTTTTAAGCTCTTTTGGTGGATCAAAGAACAGCCCATCGGTGAATATGGGCGCGGAACCAAGCGAAGGCGGAATGACCGGAGCCAGCATTCTTAATCTTTTGGGAAGCTTTGGAAAAGGCTCACAACAGCCGCAGCAAGAGCCCCAGGACAAGGTTGTGCAAACAACTCCCCAGGCGCCACAAGCTCCGGCTCCGTTGATTGGGTTTCCAAGTCTTCAAGCTATATCAATTCAGCAGCAGCTTAAAAACGCATTAGCGGCGTCGAGAGGGTTTTAATATGCCAGTAATTACTTTACGCGATTGGGATCAGAGCGGACAAATGACCGCAACGGATAATCCTCCGAGCAAGTCTCAGGACGCACTCGCAGCCCTGGCCCAGGTCGTAAAAGCTTTTAAAACTTACAAGACGAACAGCGACACAAAGAAATCCCAAAACGCTTACCGCGATGCAGCGATCAAAGCCATGGGCCTTCCAGGCAATGAAAGCTCTTTTGAATACGATCCGGCCAAGGGGTACACAGCAAAAGTTACTCCGAAGAAAGCGGACGCGGACACAAGTAATGCTCAAATGCGGCGCGAAGTTTTTAAAAATCAATTTGGATATGACCCCATTACAGGCGAGAAAGTTGCAAATCCGGTTAAGCCGAAGTTTGGTTATGGAGATCCATTTGCCGCAGCCATAGCTCAAATGTTTGGAGGTGGATTAACTTCAGATGATGCTATGCCAACGGCCGCGCCCGACACAGGTCCAAAACTAGATGTCCCAACACAAACCGTAGGTGGAACAAATTTTCTTCCCACGTTTGACTCGGAAGATGAAGCAAGGGCAGCTAATCCACCCAAGGGATCTAAAATTTTAATAAAGGGAAAGCTTAAAGAGGTTTTCTAATGGAATTCCGCGATGTTGAAGAGGCCCCAAAAGCTTCGAAGCCGACAGCCGCGGCTACCATAAATTTTAGAGATGTCGAAAGCGCTCCGGCAGCATCAGCAAAAACGATAAGTTTCCGCGATGTACCACAAGAAGAGCCATTAACTAAGTCTTTAAAAAGCTTGGCTCAAGTTCCGCTTTCACCTTTCAAGCTGGCCGGAACACTAGTAACCGGCGATAAACAGGTTTCCAAGGAAGAGGTTGCCAGGTTGTTGCAGATGGCCGGCGAGGTTGCCCCAGTTGTGCCCCAGTTCATCCCTTTCAACGTTTCGACCAATGTGGCGGTTCGTGCGCAGGAGCCGGGAGCAAATCTTAAAGAGCTGGCAAAAGCCGGGCTTGAAGCTCTTCCTTTTGGACAGACTGTAAAAAACCTATCAAAAGGAGGCCCGGAAGCGGTTTCCCAGCAGGAAAGTCTCACGGCACCAGTAAACCTACGATCGCCAAAAGAATTGCTTTATAACGCAATTAAAGCGGTAAATCCGAACTTTAAAGCTCCGGATGATTGGAAGATCAACCTTGCGGCCGATGTTGCCGGAGGAATGCTAACAGGATCGCCCCAGGTAGCAGCAGAGTCTATTGGAAAGGGATTGGCAAGGGTGGATCTGCTTAAGGCTACAC